TAGATAAAGGAGTACATTATGGCTTTGCCTAAATTTGAAGTGTCAACTTATGACATAAAACTACCAATTTCTCAACTAGATGTTAAGTATAGACCATACTTAGTAAAAGAGGAAAAGAATCTTATGATTGCCAATGAAACTGGTGAACAGAAAGATGTAATTAATGCAGTGAAAAATCTGATAGATAATTGCACTAACAATACATTAAAAAGTGGTGTAATACCTATGGCAGATTTAGAATATTTATTTGTAAATATTCGTGCAAAATCATCTGGTGAAATGACTAAAGTTTCTATTAAGTGTCCAGATGAAGATAATACATATGTTACAAAAGAAATTAATCTAACTGAGTTAACGATTGATAAACCATTACCAGATAGTAATTTAGTTAGATTAGATGATAAAATTGCAATAGAATTTAGATATCCTTCTATTGATGATTTATCACATTTAAAAGATTTTAAAAATCCTACTATGGAAGATTTATTTAAAATTATTGTTAATTGTGTGCATAGAGTCATAGATGGTGAAAAAGTTTACGAAAAAGCAGACTTTAATGAAAAAGAATCTAAAGATTTTGTTGAAAGTTTATCATCAAACCAATTTAATAAAGTAAGAGAATTCTTTGATAATATACCAAAATTATACAAAGATGTAGAAGTTAATAATCCAAACACAAATGTTTCTTCAAAAGTTAGACTGGAGGGTTTGAATAGTTTTTTTACATAGCTCTTTCTCACGATACTCTTGAGAACCATTTTAAAACAAACTTTTCGTTTATGCAACATCATAAATATAGTTTGACAGAGTTAGAAAATATGGTGCCTTGGGAAAGAGAAATATATGTAGGATTGTTAAACGAACATATAAGAGAGGAAAATGAACGACTTAAACAACAACAACAAAATAACTAAAACAGTTGACCCAGAGGTCGCTAGAAAAGACTTGAATGGTGATGGACACATCACTCAAGAAGAATTGGAGATGGATTTGGAATTTAAAAGAAAAGAATTAGAAGATGCAGATGCCCGTAGAGATGCAATGAGAACTATGACTTGGTTCGCATTGTTGGGTATGTTGTTTTATCCTAGTGGTATTTTAATTACTTCAATGTTAGAACAAGAAACAGCTGCAAAATTAATCGCCGATATTGCACCAACATATTTCGTTGCAATCTCAGCATTAGTCGCCGCATATTTCGGTGCAAATGCATATGCAGATAAGAAGAAAAAATAATGGCTGACATTACTTCAAGAGACTTTCAAGAACTTATCAAAAGACAAAAAGAAACTACTGATAGTCTACAAACTATTATTGAACAAAATGAGAAAGCAGGCACTCCTACTGAAAGATTTTTAGATAATGCTGCTGAAATTTTAAATGATAGTAGACTTGCAGCTGTTAGAGAAAGATTTGATAAAAAAGAAGGTACGACAGAAGTTGACGAAAGAGTTGAAGAGGTTAATCAAACATTAAAAGACTCACAAGTATTAAGCATACAACAAATTACTTTACAAAAAAGAGAACAAGAAATTGCTGATAGATATGACCAAAGATTTGTAGATGTTGAAAAAGCAATAAAATCTGGTGAAGTGAGTGAAAAAAAAGGTGTTAAACAAAGAATAGAAATTGCAAAAGCACAAAAAAAAGAAACTAAAGATTTAGCTCAGGCACTAACTGAAAGTAAAGAAGATAAAAAAGATAGAAATAAAATGTTTGCAAATCTTGTAAAAGGTATTAAAAGTCTACCTGGCAAATTTTTAGATTTCTTTACAGCACCAGTGGGAACAACAATCAAAAGTATATTCGCAATTATAAAAAATATATTTACTGGTGGTCTTTTACTTACTGCGTTATTTTTATTACAAAAATTTATTGATAGTGATATGTGGCCTAAATTCATTGAGGGATTGAAAAAAACTATCCGTACAACGATAGAATTAACTAAAGCATTTTTTGGTTATATTGAGGAGTTGTACACACTATTTAAAGAAGAGGGTTTTGGTGCTGTTGTAAAAAAATTATTTACTGATACATCTGAAGCTTTAGGTGATTTCAAAAAAACATTTTTAATTGGTTTAGGTATTGCAGTCGCTGCATTTGGAGCTGCAATATATTTTGCGATAAAAACTGCAACAAGTATGGTCAGAGGTGTTGCTAATATGTTGCCAGGAAGGACTGGTGCTGCTGGTGCTGGAAAGACACCAAAAACATCAGTAAAACCAGGCGACCCAGTAAGAAGTAAAAGTGGTAAAATGATGGTTGCTGGTGAAGATGGAAAACCAACAACAAGAGAATTTAAAGGTAATAAACTTCAAAAAATTAAAAAATTTGCTGGAAGAGCAGGTATTGTAGGTACTGCTATTACTGGTGGTCTTGCTCTTTTGGATGTAAAAGACCTAATGAAAGCAAAAGAAGAAGGTGATAAAGAGGCAGAGTCTATTGCAAAACAAAGTCTAACATCTACTGGTGGTGCGTTAGGAGGGGCTGCAGTAGGAGCCGCAGTTGGTTCTTTTGTTCCTATTATTGGAACAGGCATAGGTGCGATAGTTGGTGGTATAATCGGTGGTCTTGGTGGTGATATGGCAGCAGATAAATTATTTAAAACTGATACTCAAACTAATAAAGAAATTTCTGAAAAAAATCAAAAATTACAAGAAGAAGCAGAAGCAAGAATAAAAAAATTAGATTTAATGCTTGAAAAAGGTACAATAACTAAAGAAGAACACATTAAAAGAGCAAATGAAATATCTAAAGAGGCTGCAGAACAAATAAAAAAAAATAACAAAGAATTAATTGTTGAAACACAAAAAAATAGTTTGAAACAAGAGAAAAAAACAAATGAAATGATTGCATTACTAGAAGAAAATAATAAATTACTTGCACAAGAAAAAAATAGAACTGCATCATTTATGATGGCTGGTGGTAATACTAATATTACAACTAATCCAACTGAACAGAATATAGTTGTGGACACAAAAATTACAGATAGTTTTCACTCACAAGTTTTAAGACAACAATATGGTTAATTTTCTGGTATCTTTCTGGTACTGATTCCTCTACACATATGAACAGGCACTTTCTGACCATCTATCTCTTCATACTTTACTAATATCATTTCACTTTTCCACATTACCACTGGACTTTTATAGGGCATTGCGTGTCTCCACCTAGATTTTACTCTAGGCCAACGAGTCCATTTAAACTTTTTCATATTGTTGTTATGAAATCAATGAAGGTTAGTAATGCAGACAATATTATAACTAACAAGTAAATCCAGAACCAGTGACTTCTCATCAACTTGAGAGGTAAATCTTCTAATTTCATTCTAATACTCCTATGGACTTCAATGGTAAAGGTTTACCAAGATTATCACATACAAGTTCACCATCAATAGAACCAGTCATTATACCTTTTCCACCATTATTAGTAAAACGAACTGGTTTAACTTCTTTACCATTTAACATTCTTCTACGATTTTGTAACTTTTCCTTCGCAAGTCTATTTCTATTTCTACCAACCATTTACTGTCCCATAGCTTTCCATATCACATAAAATACTACCCATAATGAACATAGTGAACCTACACCCACCATTACCCACATAATCATTTGTTCTCTTTCTCTCTTTTTCTTTGCAATCGCTTCTCTTCTTTTCTTTCTAATGTCTGCCTGAATTCTTAATACTTCATTCCATGCATCAGGGCCGTGAGATAAGTTAATAAATGTTCTTAACTCCTCTTCCATTGCTTTTACTTTTTTCTGATGTGCAAAGACTTCAAGTGCTTCTTCTTCCACACTCATACCTTTTGTTTTTGCACTTTTTACTTCTGTATTGATTTTTTCACACGAGGTCATCCATCTACCGATATCTCCGTACATAGATTCTACATCTCTGCCGACTTCAAAACCTTTTTTAATTGCGTTGAAAGCAGCTGTTGCCATACCAAATGCTGAAATTGGGTCTACCATTTGCCTCTCCTACTACTATTTATAAAAAACTGTGTGGATAAAAAAAAGGGTGTCACAATAAAGTAACACCCTTAAATAAGGAGAAACAAAGGAAGTTCTTAGGCTTCTTTTGCAAGTTTCTGAAAGTAATCTAAACTATCATCACTCTCAGTAGAAGTTGTTTTGACAACATTATCTACATAAGATTTGTCATCTCCGTCAACTTCTGTCTTAGGAAGTTCTACATCTTCGGCAGAACTTGTTGTTGATTGAGTTCCACTTAGAACATCGTCAAGACGATTTTTGAGTTCATCATAAGTCTTAAAGTTAGATGGTGCAGTAAACTCTTTTAAAGAGTATTCTGTCTTCCAAACCTTATCTAATTCGGAATCATCTTCGTTTAATTTTGATGGACTATCAAACTCTGACTTGTCGTAGTTCCAATATCCGTCAACCTTTCTGATTTTCAATTTGAAGTTTGCACCTTCCCAGAAATCAAATGGATTTACTGGAGTTTCATCTTCAAACTGAGGTTGCAAAGCTTCCATCAATTTATCATAAATCTTCTTACCATATCTGAATAAGAAAACTTTACCTTCATTTTCTGGGTGCTTTGGGTCAGACACTACATATATGTTTGAGTAGTATTGTAGTTTTCTCTTTTGTTTTCTAGCGATTTCTTTATCACTTTCAACACCAGAGTTCCACAGTTGAGAATTATATTCTGAAACTGGGTCTTTTTGATTTAGTGTAGTTAATGAGTTTTCAATGTACCACTTACCAGTAGGCCCTTGAAATGCGTGATTCCAAAGTTTTGCCCAAGGCATATCTTCACCATTTGGTGCAGGCAGAAAACGAATAACTGCATAACCATTACCAGATTTATCTAGTTCTGGTTTCCACAATCTCTCATCTACATATGATTGTTTTTCTACTGGTGCATTTTCTGATTCAACTGCAGCCAGTATCTTGTCTAAAGAATTAGACTTCTTTAAAGTATCTAATGACATATATTTTCTCCGTATGTTATTATATGCTATTTTATCTTCACTTAATCATAATATAGTGTTATTTATACAACCACTCTACCCCACATATTTCCGTAGGTGATTGTTTTCACATTGTCATAGTCTGACCATTCTGGTATTTCAGAACCATCATCTATAACTCTGTAAAACTTTTTGTCTGGATATTTCTTAAAGTTGTTTTGGTGTTGTTCTATCCAGTTCGTGGGACTCACATATTTACAATCAGAGGTAATATAACAATCTGTATCTTTGTAAACATTGTTAACTTTACCTTCTCTTGGCATATCAAATCCCAACATATACACATTATCTGTGTCTTTATTTTCTTCTATCGCAACTCTGACAGCAGTAGGGCCTGAACTCCAACCCAAAAACTGACCATCAAAAAATGTATCTAAATCTTGAACCTTATCATTTTCATCAACCCAAGTAATCCACAAACCAGCATTACCCAGTTTCTGTCTTACATCACCTTTCGGTAATCCTTTAAACTTTGTCAATATTTCTAATATTGCATCTTTAAATCTCTCTGGGTCTATTCCGTGACAAACTAATTGTGTTTTATTACCTTTTTCATTTTGATGTAGAAACTTATCTACTGTATCTAAATCTAAACTTTTAAGTTGTTCATTTAATTGTTCCATACTTGATTGTTCTAATCCAGTATACTGCAACATCTCAAAGAACTGTTCTGGTAATAGTTTCCATTGTCTAAAATAACATTTGTTATCAGAACAATAACCAGACGAATATACTTCGTGCATCATAGCCCAATCTGTTGATATTAATCCGTCTGGTTGAAAATCTCTATAAAGTGCATTACACCCATAAATCTTTCCCCATTGTCTAAATTGTTTTAGGTCATATCCATCCCTAGATTCACCATTACCAAGTACAAATACATTTTTAGGTTTACTATTGTCCACTATAAAATCCAATAAAGATAATTGATGCATCACTCAGTATCAGATGGTTTCCCATCAAAATCATCATTGTACATATGTTTTCTTTTGAAAGCGTGAACATTATCTACTTCATCAATGTCCTCAAGTTCATCATCTAAGTCACCAAGAACATCACCATCTTGTTCTATTCTAGGTTCTGTGATTGATACTGATATGTTTTCATAACCACAACCTTTTAAAAAGTTACTAAACTTTTCTTCTAGTTGTCCTAAATCATTTTCTTCCATAACAACTTCAACTTCTACTCTCTCCTCAGAATCAAAATCATCTTTCATTTCATTTGTTTTTATAAATGTAAATCTTTGTTCCACATCTATCTCCTAAAGTTTCTTCTGTTTTTAACAAAAGCTTGTTTGTTCATTTCTTTAAGTCTATCTCTAAGTCCGTCATTATCTTTTTTTAAATATGCACAGTCTGTTGTTAGACTTTTTATTTTCTTTTCCATACCTTCAAATTTAGAACGATAAAAATCTCTTTCTCTTACTAAAGATTCGTTAGATTGTTTTTGTTCCATTTTTACTCCAAGTTAAGATTAATATTGTATGTGTTGTAGTTGTTTTGATACTCTTCGTACATAATCATCTCTGACTAAATCACCCTCGTGTATAAACATATCACAAGAACAATATGCACAATTTTTACCTTGTAATAAGAAATTCAAAACTGTATGTTTAAAGTTCTTCATATCATCATCAAAAGGTTTTAATGGTAAAGTATCAATACCATTATTCTCTAAAATCAATATGGAATTAGTGATAAAAGATGATTGACTCTTATGTTCTAATTTCATATGTTTAAGAAATTCAAAATATTTCTGTACATTAACATTGTATAAACTGTATAAAACCGAATACACAGTTCCTAATTGATGGTGCAATTCATCTGACTCAAATAGGTCAGCCACATCTGATACCAGACCCTCTGGTGTTATATCATTGATTGCACCTTTATCCCATAAAAAATTCCAATCACTTCTTAACATATATTCTAATAAGTCTTGTAACTTTTGTGGTTTACCATCATCTTGTATATAACTTTTTCTCTTGCACTTATAATCCATTTTAAAATAATACTGTTTATTTACTGCATCATAATTAATAACTTCTATCACATCAACTGATGACCTTTTAAAACCTCTTGAGTTACCAGTAATTGTTTTTTCTTTAACACTACAAGCACCAATATAATCTGGAAAAAATGGTTGATATCTCTCTTGGAATATTCCTACTTTATTTTTCCAACTTTTTCTGCATACAGAATATCCTAGATAAAATATATTTGTGTTCTGTATCATATCAAATTCAGAATCATCTGTAATATCTTTTTCTAGTAATTGATGATGGGTATAAGGTATACCTAAACCTTTGTAATAGTGTTCTTTACCTTTCCAGACCCTTCCACCACAATGATTTAAATCATCTTTTATTTCTAGTCTGTTTACCTCTGTACCTTGTGTATCGTATATTGATGTTATATGCATTACTTTTTATTTTTTATAAAATTAAGAACTTTCATTTTATACTCTGTTTGATTAATTGTCAATAGTGAATCGTAATTATTTAATTTGTTTCTATGATTAGGCCAGATGATATTTTCATTTATTTGTTTATCCCAATCTTTCTGATAGTTTACTAACTTGTTTAGAATAATCATTGTTTCTATATTAATTCTTTGTGATAAATAATTCCTAAACAATATTGGATGTTGTCCGTTTTCTACAACAAATAACTTATTGAAATCTGTAACTTGATTTAATAACAAGTTCATATCTTGTTCAAACATATATTTTAATGATTGATGTCTTTTCTTCCAATCTGTAAAATTTCTATCATTGAACTCACCGATATAACCTTTTTCATTTTTTAAAAAATTAGATACAAAAAAGTCTTGTGTATCATCACCATACTTTCTTGCAACTTT